CCGCAAGCGACGGCGCCTGCCCGGCGGCCGGCGTCGGCGCCGCAACGTAGCCCGGCGGTGGCTTGTTCAGGCTGTCGGCCGCCTCGGCCGCTGCATACGTCTCCGGGGATACGGTCTTCGTGAAACCCGAAGTCGCACCAGGCAGCTTCGCGACAAACTTGTCCACAGACGAGTTTGGTCCTGACGCCGCCAGGATGGCATTCGTCGGATTGAACATGCCACTCTTGAGCGGGTTTTGGAACGGGTCCGCAACCGACTTGAAAAATGCCCCGGCGCCGCTGCCCATTAGTAGCCCCTCGGGCTGTAGCCGCCGCCAGAGCCGCCCCCGCCGCTATAGGCGGACGGCGAGTTGTAAACGCCACCAAACGGCGAAGTCTGCGCCAGGCGATTCGCCGCGGCCGTCTGCTCATTCTGGTATATGCCCGCGGTGCCCGCGAACAGGTTGCCGAGAGAATTCGCGTTGCCGTAATTCTGCGCTGCACCGAGGTTCGCCTGCTGCGCCGTGGCAACGGCCTGAGGGATCGAACCGAGATATGAGCCCTGCTCCGCTTCCGCGGTGAGCTGGTTCTTCGAGGCGATGTCGGACTGCTCCAACTGCGCCTGTCCGGTCTGCGCGGCTTGGCTCGCCTGCAACAGTCCCTGCGTGTAGTCCTTCTGAAGCTGCGTATTGGAGTCCACAGCCGCGCTGCCGCCGGTGAGCCCGCTGCGCGCGTTCGCAAACGTCAGGTTGCGCGCGTTCGTCGCCTCCTGGTTGTTGACCTGGCCGGTTAGGTACTTGTCAAGCTCGTTGCCGTACGACTGGTACTGCGACTGACGCGACGGCGAATTGTACGCGCTGTTGATCTGCGCGATCGTGCCATTGATCTGCGCTTGCTGCTGCGCATTTGCCGCCGTGGCTGAACTTGAGGCTGAACTTGAACTGCCCATTAGTGGCGCACCCGTGCATAGACCAATGCGTCTGCGCCATTGGCACAGTACCCGTGATGGAGCGCTTCTTTGTTATAGCCGATCGTAGAGTACCATTTGTGCAGCTTGGGAGTCACGCGGGCGGCCGGCGTGACGCACTCGATGCGGTGAGCCCCGCCCCGGAGCATCCCGTAGATCAACCGGCGGACTTCGCGGGTCACGCTGAAATAGCACTCTGGCGCGAAGGCATCGGCCGTCGAGACGAAAAAGTCGCGGAACACGCCTGGCCGCTGCGGCACGAAGCCACCGAAGGCTATGGGCTGGCTGTTCACATGGAACACCCACTTGGGGCCGGGCTGCATGTAATTTCCGATCGCGATGCCGTCCACGTCGTACTGGTGCCCGCTGATTGCAGTGAAGCATTCGCGCTGCTCCTGCGTCATGGCAAGCGTGACCCGGATAAAGTCGAGCAGGATCGGATTGCTGATGACCGTGAATTTCATCAGAACCCCCTGCCGCGGTTGGTCTGAAAGTAGAAATTCGCGGCCTGCCAGCTCCACGCCTGGTTGGGCGTCCACGTCAGGATCAGACTCAGGCTCGGCGCTTCGAGCGGGAGCGGGACCGGCGTGCCGGGCAGGATGTCCGCGTTGTCGATCGTGTACGGCGCCGTGACGTTCAGCGAGGTGCTGAAACCCGCATTGTCCGAGAACGTCGTCGGGTCATCCTCGCGGTAGCCGATCTGAATGGTGACTTCGCCGGTGCCAACCATGTCGAGGCCAATGAGCTGCTTGTTGACGCCGATCGCGCCGAGATCCAGGTACGGCCACTGCATGATGCTGGTGAAGCCGGTCGAGGAAATCGGATTGAGCGGTGCATCCGGCGGCGTGAAATTCGCTGTGTACACAGCATAGTTGCTGACCGCGAAGTCCTGAAGGTTCCCCACAAAGCCGGCCGCCGTCCATCCAACAACGAACTTCGAGTCCCCGGTCAATGGCCGACTAGGGACAGGAGACGTCGGGGTGCCACCAATGCCGTTTACGTAGAGTGTGTAGACATTGGATTTCATCACGACGGCGATGTGATTCCACTCGTTCGGGGGAACAAGGTTTGTTCCATACCCGTAACTCCAGAGGCTTCCTGTAATGGCGGCGCCGTCAAGGCCGCCAGACGTATTCAGGAACATCGAAATTTCGTTTTGATTATAGTCGCTGAAAATCAGCCCTTCCCCGCCGCTCTGAAGGGCGTCGAAATACAACCAGAACTGGATCGTGAAGTCACCGCCAACGAGCGTCTCGTACAGGTTGCTTCCTGACGCCATCGGGACCGACAAGTTGTCGGTGGCCGCGGTGAAGGCTGCCGAAGCCGGCGTAAATTCGAAGTTCGAGCTGTCGAGCGTCACGCCCGTGTTGGTCACGGTCAATGCGTTCTGCGAGACGTCTACGAACGGCGTCGCACTCAGGGGCAGCAGCAGCTCATACGTCGTATTCGGGCCTACGCCATCAGCCGTCAGGTCAGCGTCCAGCTCCCACACCTGATCGTTCGCCATGCGCAGGTACAGCACGCCCGCGTTCAGGGTCCAGTATTCGATGTCGTACGGGAAGATGTAGCGCGACCAGGACCGGATGCCTGTCCCGTTGATCGTCAGCACGAACGCCTGGTTGCCGAAAATGAGCCAATACTGACCGCGGCCGGGGTAGTACAGCGAGATCGGGGTGTCGATGCCGACGTAAGTGCCCGTCTGGATCTGCGCCACCACGAGCGGGTCTACCGGCTGGCCGGTGTTGCCGATCTGGAGATTGGCTGTCGCGCCGGCTGTGCCGAGGTTGCGCACGCCAACCTCGGTCAGGAAAAGCAGGTCGTTCGCCACGCTCTGCGCCGCGCGCGTGTAGATCGAGCCCACCGGTTCAGCGTCGAGCAACGCCATGTTCGCCGGGTCCGGGTCGATCTGCCACATCTGGTAGCCGCCCGCGTTGAATACGATCAGGTTCGAGCGGTAAAGCGCGAGAACTTCAACCGGATTATCGCCATAGTTGTTAAGGCCAGTAGGCAGATAGCCGGCATTGTTCGCGCTTGTCCAGTCGGTCGGGTTGACGGCCGCCGAGTAATTAACGATGTCATTGTTGCCCTCGAAGATGTGCGAGGCGCCGAGCGCCACCGCCGGGTTGTTCGGGATTTTGGAATCGGTCACAGCTCGTGTGATGGCTTCCCATGACATGCTGGTGTTGTTCACCGCGCCGTCAGAAGTCGTGTACTCGCTAACATCCTGGACCGTGTTGCCGATCGTAGTCGGGAAATCCGGCTCGCCCGAACCCGCGCTCACGGTCGCCACCAGCACAGAGAACCCGGACCCGGTGCCTCCGATATTCGTCACGAGCGCCGAGAGGCTATCGCCCACGGTGTATCCTGATCCGCCGTCTTCCAGTGTGACTGCCGTGACCGCGCCGCCACTCACCGTGATGGTGTTCGCTACCGCGCCGGTGCCAGTACCCCCAGTAAGCGGCACGCTGGTATAGGTCCCGTCGGTGTACGAACTACCGCCGGTCACGGCGCCGAGGGTCTCGATGACATCGGTGCCGCCCGACAGCATGATCGGGAACGCCTGCCATGTGATGATCGACGTACCGATCGCTTCCCACGTCACTCCGCCGTCCTGTACGGTATCGCCAGCTACGGTCGGCCAAGCAGGCTGTGTGGATGCCGATACGCCGGGATTCGCCTGCACGGCTTCGTACAGGAAGTTGGAAACCGCGGCTGGCGATTCAAGGCTCCAGGACACCAGATCGACGTACGCGGCGTTCGGGCTGCCGATGCCGGTCGCGCCTACAATCTGTACGCGGCAGTGCGCGGCATTTGCCGGCGCAGTGCCTGTGATGGTCATTTTGCGATAGCCGAACCCTTCCGCGCTGTTGCTCTGGCCGGTTGTCTCCGAGGCCGGTGTTGAACTGATGAACGTATCGCTGGCGTCATACCAGCGCAGCACGATCCACAGGGTAAGGTTCGTCCCGTTGTTGTTCGGATTGCCGTAGCACGTCGCTGTCACCGATTGGCCGGCCTTCACCAGGCCATAATCGGTCATCGTCGCTGTTTCCGTGCTGCGGTTAAGCTCGAATTGCAGGCAGTAGTCGCCCTGGTACGACACGCTCGGGTTATCTGTGATCGTGACTTCACCGTTGCTGAGCGCCCAGTTACCGTCGTCGCCATCCTCGAAGTCACCATTCGGGATCGCGTTGATGAAAGCGCCTTGACCTGTGCTCGGCCGCACTACTGCGCCCGGCGCGTACGTTGTGCCGGGTTCCCATGTAGTGACGGTTGACGCGGCCGTGGGCGGCGTGATGGTAGAGACCGCGCCGGTCTGCCCCGCGATCTCGGCGCTGTCGCCGTACTTGTCCGTGATGTTGGCACCGAGCGGAATTGCCTCGCCCGACGTGCTCGTCTGCGTGCTGGCAGCTACGCTCTGCGCGATGTTGAAATTGCCGTATTCCTGCACGATTCCGCCACTCGTGGTCGGCCAATCAGGCTCGGTTTGCCCTGTGTAGGCGGCAGTACCAGGTGCAGAAGACACCGTAACGGCGCGGTAGGCGTACCCGGTGTACTCGGTGGGCTCGACGATGGTGCCCTGCGATGTGATGGTGTTGGCGGCCCACAGCGGATTCTGCGGCATGTCGCGAACGGCCAAGTACGCAAGGCCATTCGGCGTGTCCGGCGTCACGATGCTGCCGGTGAAGTAGACCGTATCCGGTTCCCAGGAGCCGTTGCTCTGGAGCCAATAGCTGACGATGGCGCCGCTGGCGAACTGTGCCACAACGAACGGGAATCCGAGGAACGGCTTCGCGAACCAGATCAGCACGAGCGTATCTGCCGTGTTGTTCGGATTGATCAGCACGTTGTCGGCGTAGCCCGACGGCACGTCGATGAACGTCGTCGAGAACACGTTGAAGATGCCGTCCATCGCCATGAGGCCAATGGACTCGCTCGTCAGCGTAGCAGCGATCGCGGTGCCCTCGCGCGGCGCGATGGACCCGGCATTGGTGACGTACGCATTCACCAGGTCGTACAGCATGTTGGCCCGCGCCGCGCCCTTGACGCGGAGCCGGTTGATGCCGCCCTGCATGACTGTCAGCGGGTAGGGCTGCATCATTGCACCGCAAACTGGCTGCGGCCTCGGCCTTTAGCCATCATGTCGCGCGAGTTAGTCTTGAACGTATCCCATCGCAGATTGCTCAGCCGATTGTCGGCTGGCGTATCATTAAGATGCATCGCGCATTCGCCGGTCTGAGGCGGTCGGACGAAGGCAGCCAGCACTAAGCGATGCACGAGATGGCGCTTCGTTTTTCCGTCCTTCGACAACATGACACTGTGATACCCGGCCCCAACGCGGCACGGGCGAAGCACGCCGCCAGGAGTTGTCGGGCGCGGGAACGAGCGAACTTCTCCCTCAGCGGAGACTTCGTAGAGTCCTTCGTATCCGGCAATTGGCTTCCACATGAGGCGTCCTTAAGCAGCAGGATTATTGTCAAATTGTATCAGCGTCGGCCGCACAGCCGGCGGCACGGCGATCGTGCCCGGTACGTAGTGCGCAGTCTGATGCGTTGCCGCGATCAGTTCGAGGCGATAGTTCTCCGCTTGTGATTCGACGTTGTTTGCGTCCGGCTGACCGTAGTGTGACTTGGCATTCGCAAGCGCATGCAGGAACACCAACTCGCTGTCGATCGTGGTGTTGTCAGTATCAGCCGTGAACGACATCAGGCCGAAATGCGCCTGAAACCAGAGCCAATAGGTCTGATCCGGCATGGGGTAAATTTCGATGCATGAGCGGATCTCGTAGCGCGCCGGGCGCCACGGTTTCGTCAGCATCGTGTAAAGCTGCGGCGGAATGCCCTGGATGAGCGGGTACCATACGTTGCGGGTGTCCTGGATGCCGGCCCACTCGATGCGCTTGCGCGGGTCGATCATGGGCACATTCGCGTTCAACTGGTTCGCCGCGAGGATGTCCTGATCCGCGTCCATCAGTGAGTAGAAGCGCTGACCGGGGTTGACCTTCCAGCGGAATTTGCGCTTCGTGTGAAGCTGTGTGTACCGCAGGTACAGATACATCTGAGAGCTGAATAAAAAATCGTCGACCAGTGCGGCCATACCCGGCGGCGGGTTGGCGGCTTGGTTCGGGAAGCCAAGGCGCACCATGATGCGCGCGCGAAGCTGCGCGAGTGTCTGCGTCGGCACCACGTTGTCTACCACGGTGCCGTTGTAGTTCACCGGGTTGTACGGATTCGGGGAATCCCACGTCAACCCCTCGTTGACGTTGCGAGTGACGGCGAGCGCCACATTCCAGGGCGCCGCGCTCGTGCTCGGTGTGCCTCCTGTGGCCGTGACCTTGACGTAAAGCTGTGTGACCGGCGTGCCGCCCGGCGCGAGCGGGACGATGATGTCGCCATTCTGAATGCTAGCGAGTTGAAGCGTCGGCGCGATGGTCGTCGCCGTGTAGCCCACACCGTCGGTCGAATAGCTGAGCACCAGCGAGCTGCCATCAGTCGCAGCCTGAACGACGCTCCATTGGAGCACCGCGCTGTCGATGAAGCTCTTGGGGTTGCCGATGAAATTGATTGGCCCGTTGAGCGTGGACTCCGCGTCCACGGTGAACCAGTAGCGGCCGTCGCCGTTCTGCGGGTAGTTCGTGTTGTAGGGGACGTTGTTGTACTGCAAAGGCGGGATATTCCCGTCTTCGTCGATCCAGGACTCCGGGTCGGTGAAGTCACCTTGACCAGTAATTGCCGGGGGTGCAGTCATTCATTCCTCACTCGAAAAAACGGCCCCGGTTTTTACGCCGGGGCCGTCACAGCTATCGCACACCAGCGCGATAGAGCCCCACTCAATTCGTCAATGGGTCGGCTGCCGCTTCTCGCGACTTCCGGGCCTTCGGCGCGGGCTGATCCGCCAACTTGGCCTCGTCGATGGCTTCCTGGAGTGATCGCACTCCGCGGCTGCCTTCCCCGTACACGCTCACAACGTGCGGGATGCCGGACTTCGAGTCGGCGCCGTACACCTTCACGAACCGCGAATACTCCGCGGCTGCATTCGGGTAGTCCCGCGCCACTTCCTCTGAGTCCAACTCCTCGACATTCCCATCCTCAAACGTGTATTTGAGCATGGGGATTTCCCATCGCGGGAACAGATTGACAACTGCCATCTGCGGGTCCCGCTTAACTTTCACTCGTACGTACTGCATAAGGATCTCTGGTGGGGCTCCACGATGGAGCCCCACCAGTATACCCTTAGTTCTGGATGAGGATGCAACCCGCAGTCGAGCTGCACTTGATCCAGTCGTTGTTGAGATTCACCAGAGCCGCCGTGCCAGCCGCGATCGCAGCGCTTGCGGCGCCGACCGGGGTGATGGCAGTGAAGGTTCCGGGGCCATTCGGCGCCGTGTAGTTGCCAGGCGTCGGGGCGCTTGAATCCGGGGCGCTGTACAGCGTGACGCTGTAGGTGCTCAGGTTCAGGGCCACAACGGTGTAACCGGGCTTGAACGGCATCACGGTGCCGTCTACCTGGCTGGAAACCAAGTGAACGGTCGCCTGCGATGCAGTCGTCGAAGCCGCAGCGATGGCAGAGCCGCCCTTGGTCGCCGATACCTCGAAGGTGTCGGTTGACGGGCTCACTACGTAGTAGATCACGCCGACACTCAGAGCGGTGTCGAGGAACTGCCCGGACGCTGAAGTCGTTGAGAACGACACGCGGTCGCCCGCAGTCGCCTCGTAGCCTACAACGGTCCAGACGATCGCAGCGGTGCTGCTGGTCGCGGTCGCGCCGGTGAACGGGTCGCCGAACGGAATCGGAGCCTCGTCATACACCAGGTAGACCGGCAGGTTTGCCAAAAGATTCAGAAGCTGCATGGAAATTTCCTCTAAGGTTTCGGGTTAGGGCGGGGAGCTTGCGGCTCCTCGCCTTCCGGGGTTGTGGTTGCCTTACGCGATGCTGAGAACGGCGTGCGCGTTACGCTTGCCGGTCGTCAGAGCCGCTTTCGCCGTCAGCGCGAAGTAGTGAACGTAGCGATCGTACACACGCGGAGGCGTGCGGTTGATCATCCAGTGACCCTGAATCGGGCGCAACTTGAGGAAGCGCGTATTCAGGAAGTAGCACCGCTTTTCCCACGCGATCGTGGGGGCATACAGCTCATCCAGCTCGGCCATAACCGGGTCCCAAATAATCTCGCGATTCTTGAAGTACAGGCCGGTGCGCGTGCCCTCACCAACAGCTCCGTCGAGCTTGGTGGGTTCCGCGTTGTCCTTCATGTATACGGTACGGTTGATGGTCGCCTTGGAATCCAAGCGGTATGCGTCGATGAACAGCTCTCCCGCGAAGATGCAATCCGGCGCGAAGTTGCCGTAGCGAATGCAATTCCGCCAGGTGATTTCCATCTGCTGCGTCAGGTTGCCAGCCGAGGAAGTCGAGATGCCCGTGTTGGCGTTATTCTGCCACCAGGTAAACACAGACTGGTCGAGGCCGCCCACGACAGAAGCCGCGGTCGGGGTTGTGCTCACCAGAAGGTCGAGGCCGGGGATGTTGGTCGCCGACTGCGTGCCGTCGAGGTGCAGCATGATGTCGAAATTCTGCTGGAAGCCGAGCTTCAAAGTCTCGGTGTTTTCCTTCAGAAGGTTGGTGAGCTGCACTTTCTCGGCGTCGCTCGGGACAGACGACTTGTCGTCGGTCATC